CTGAAAGAACGCTAGTTCCTTTTCAGAAAGCGGCCCTTTGAGTTGCCCCACGTCACCGAGCGCGCCTTGCGAGCCGATCAAACGGATTTGCTCAAGCTGCTGGGTCTGTTCCCGGTTCGGAATACCGGGCAAGGCGCTCAACGGGGTTCCGCCCATCATCCGGCCCGTCATAATCCGAAAACCGGACATCGGCCCGGTCGGCGCTCCACGGTCCAGCATAGAAATGGCACGATTAGCGCGGGCCTCTAGCGCCCCAGCACCTGCTGCGCCGGTTTGCGCTTCACCGTAGCGCGCAACATCAAACGCCGCGCGGCCTTGTTCAAAGCGTGACTGATACGGGTCGCTCGGAGCCGATGCCGCCAATCGGTTCTCCGTCCGGTCAGCGCGGGCATTGTCAATCGCGTCTTGTTGCTGTCGATAGGCAAACTGTTCCGCCTGAGTGCGCTGGGCAGGCGTTTCCATTGGTTGCAGCCGATAACCACCACCGAGCGCCGAACCTTGCGGAGAAGCGTCAACGACATATTCCGTGCCATTCCACGTCGCGCGCTGGCCGTTCGGGCCGTAAATGACGCTAGGGCGATCTTGCATTTCAGTCACCATGAAACGTGAATGTGTGTGCGCTCATTTAGAACACGGAAACCGGCTTGGCGCATCCTTGCCTCTAGCTGCTCCATTGTCATCCCAGCAGGCGGGGCGAGGTCTAGGGCTTGGCCTTGAAGGTGGAATGACGTGCTTGACGGGTTATAGCCTTGCCGACGAAGGCGAGCCGTATCGGCTGACGTTCTATCGGCATTGGTTACACGAACGCCGGGAACAAGGGCTGCAACGGCTTGCTGTGCATCACCCGACGACTGAAAAGAAACGCGCGGGGTCTGCGCCCGTTCTGACGTAGCCCGCACCGGCTGGCCCGGCGCGGGCTGATTAGGGTTTGGCGGGGCCGCTGACCATCCCGGCGGAATGTTAGCACCGAGCGATTGCGGCTGGTTGTTTCCGCTATTCGGCGGGGTCGCTCCCGGCGGCAAAATAACGCCAAACTGGGTTATAATCGGACGGGTCGCGTTCCGCTCATCGCGACGTTCTGCCAAAAGTTCCGCCGCTGACATATTCGACCGATACCAGCCGGTCAGCATTTCGTCGGTCAAGTTTTCCGGGATTTGCTCGGGCGGAATACCGGCTTGCCCCGCTGCCACAAGGGCCTGTTGCCGCCGTTGCACCGGGTCTTTGATTTCCAGCAGTTGCAGGCCAAGACGCGCGAAGTTCTCAGCCCGCCGTCCTGCCGCCGTGATTTCCGCTTGGGAGGCTGAATCACGGAACTGACGGATGGTGTTAAGCATATCCATATCACCGCCCGCCGCCGTGGTGGCCGCGTTAAAATCGCCGCTCGCAAGAGCCGTTCCGACCGCCTGTCGCGTCCCAAGCCCTTGCGCCCGTTCTGCCCCTTGCGTGTCTCCATACTGGCCAGCCGTAGCCGCTGCGCCGGTATAGTCCCGCGCCGCAATCTGGCCCGCATAGGTGCGGTCGCCACGCGCGCGATACATACCCTGCCCCATCTGCCCGCCGGTCATCAGACCGCGTTGAAAGCCGTCGAATGGATTATTCATCGTCCGAACCACCCTTGCGAGCCGCCGTAAAGGCCAATGCCCGTGCCAATCGCGCCAGTCCATGCATTAGCACTGTTTGTCTGGCCTTGCGCCCGTGCATTTGCCCCGGTCATCATCAGGTTCCCGACGTTGCTCGCGTTTTGCATCCCGGCCTGACCGATGCTGCCCGCAATTTGCGGAGCCTGACCGGCAATGCCGCCGACACGGTTTAGCCAATCGTTATAGAAGCTGCCGAAGGTGTTTTGCCCTTGGGCTTCCAGCGCCTTCATGCGGCGTCCAGAATACATCCCGCCGACCAGCGGTGCTGCGCGGTCGATTGCGGTGATGCCAGCGCGAAGCTGCTCTTGATAGCCCGGCGTGTTGCGGACTTGAGCGCCAATGTCCAGAGCGCCTTGGTTTCCGCCCGCTTGGCCGGGCTGGACTTGCGGGTCATTTCCGGGGACGCCAGCACCGCCGTAAAAAATCTGCGGCCCGCTAACGTCTTCACCGCCCGGCATAGACTGCCCGCCGCCCGTCATCAGGCCCGGTGACATCTGGACCGCCATATCCGACGCGCCGCCGCCTTGGAACCCGCCCTGCGAAGGCCCGCCTGACACGCCTTGGAACCCGCCTCCCGTCATCAGGCCACCGCCGCCCTGAAAGCCGCCCGGTGCCTGTCTGGGCTGGGATTGGGGGCCACCCAAGCCAAGGGCCTGCATATACGTCCCCGACGCGCCCTCGGCCCGACGATATGCGGGCATCTGTAGCGCGAGAAGTTGCTGGAACTGTTGATTTTGCAGATCAGCGGCGCGGTCGGTCGATTGCGAAATCGTGCTGCCCGCGCTTCTTGATGCGCTGGACGACAAGGCGGCAGAACCGACTAGGCCGCCGCCGATTAGAGCGGCTGCTGGAATACCGATTGGCATAGTGTTTTTCTTCCTACAGGGGAGGCGACCCAAGCCTCGCGGGATAGTTCCCAAAGCCGCAACCGGCAGGGCATTCCAACGTCTTTGAACTCGCCACAAGCCCGCCAACCGTGGGAACGAGGCGGGCGCGATTGCCAGCAGCCTTCCTGCTCATGCGTCAGGATTAGGCTGGCGGTTTGCAGAATATCGGGCATGACCCGCTTGCCAAACGAAGCGACCTCGCGGCCCCATCCCTCCGGCGTAAACAGCGTGTGCATCTCAAAAACAAAGCCAAGAAAATCGACCGGCAAGAATATAACACCGCCGTGGTCTGACGCATAAGGCTTGGCCATCGGGTTAAGGATTAGCGGACCTAAACTTTCCGGCTCTTGCCCAACAAAAACGTGGGGAGCAACCTGCGGATGGAACGCGACCTTATCCCAAAAGGCCACATCGCGACAAATCAAGGCGTTTGGTCCGACCGGAACAGGTTAAGCGACAAGTTCACAACCGACCCCGCATCCGCCTTGAAATACAGCGCCGCGCCAGCCGCAACCATCATGCCCGCAATGTCCAGCGAGGTCGATTGACCGGCATACACCGTCTGGACGTGAACCTTGTTTGCATCCGTGGCCGAGCCGCCCGATGCCACCTGATGCACCGTAACCAGACGGGCCACCGTGTCGATGTTCTGAACCTGCGCCCGAACAACGGTCACAAGCTCGTTAGCGCCCGCCGTGGCCAAAGCGACCGAACTGGTCGTTAGAACCGTGGCAACGCCTGTGCCTCTTGTCGCCATCAGTAAAACTCCACCACCCAGATTTTGCCCGCGCCGCCATTACCGCCAGCCCTCGCGTTACCCGTCCGGGCCGCGCCACCGCCGCCACCAGCGCCGTTAAACCCGGCCCCGCCGACCCCGGACGCCGATGAACTCGACCCGCCGCCACCGCCGCCAAAGCCCGCGCCGATGAACGTGGCCGAAATCGCATTTACACCGCCGTCAGAGCCGGTCCCAAGACCACCCGACCCGCCGCCACCCGTTGCAAGCGCGGTTCTCGGTGAGCCTGCCGCGCCGGAACCCCCGACCGCGTTTGAGCCGTTGTAATAAGCGCCGCCACCGCCACCGGGCGCGCCCATTGCCGTATTCGGCGCATCCGAACCGTCGCCGCTTGTCCCGCCGTTTCCGCCGCTACCGCCAAGATAAAGACCGCCAACCGCTGTATTTGCGGCTCCCGCCGTCCCGGACGCCAAACCAGCCGTTCCACCCTTTGCGGCGAGAAAGTCTCCGAACGCGCTATTTCCGCCCGCCGTGCCGTTTGAACCCGCCGCGCCCCCGGTTCCAGCCGCGCCGACCGTGACCGATACCGTGACCGGCAAGAGAGAGCCTTCAATCGCGGCAAATGATACGTTCGCACCGCCGCCGCCGCCGCCGCCGTTCGCACTGGCAGTGCCGCCGCCACCGCCACCCCCACCACCCACGCCATAGACATGAATGGCCCGAACGTCGGGGTTAAGCCGCCATGTGTCGTTTGCCGTGAACTGGATAACCCGCGTTTGAGGCGGACGGGCCAATCCGCCTAGAAACTGGGCAAAGTTGGTGTCCGTGGTCTTCTTGTAATCATCCAACATTGCGCGGATGCGCTCGACACCCTGCGCTTGCACCTGCTGCAACGCCGTTTCCAGCGTTCGCCGCACCTTTTCCTCACCCGAGGCCGTCGTCAGTGACGACAACTGACTAAGCAAGGTCGTCCCTAGAACGCTGTCCAGATCGTCGTTAAAGCCGCCCGTCCGACGCCAGAGGTTCGTCATCACCCGCAAGCCGTGCGGGGTCAGAACGCCCGTCGAAGGGTCAATAAACGCTATGCGCGTCCCCGGCGGGTCAGCCTTAACCGGCCTCGGCTCAAGCGGCGAAACCATCAGTCAATATCCGCATAAGCCGCGAATATCGCCCGCTTTGCCGCGTCCGTAATCGTGAATTTGAACGCGCAACCTCGGCTCATCCCTTGACTTGACCACATAACACGCCGGAACCTGTCGCCCTGCTTTCCGAACGACCGGATGAGCGGCGTCGAAAACTCCTCACCATCCTCAGTCCGGCTTAGGGTGATTTTCGGGTCCAAAGTCTGCGACCCCACGCCAGCCTCTAAGCGAACCTCAACGCTGTTGATGCTAAACCGTTCGCCCTGATTATCAATCCAAGGCGTAATCATTTCAAACGGCAGAACCGCACCGGCCTCGGTGTAGCCGCCAAGCTCATAAACCTGCGCGCCGCCAACCAGATGCTTTCCGTGGGCATAGGCATAATAAGGCACTGACCATGTGTCAGACCCGTATGACGCCCGTTCATGCCAAAGGTTTGTCGCTTGGTCCCAAACCACACAACCGGACGGGTTACGGAACACCACGAACAAGTGACCTTGCCAAACGTGCGCCGTGGCAATCGTCAGCGATGCGTCAGCCCATGAAGCGATTTCTTTCTCAATCGCAAAGGTGCTAATCCGCGCCGCCGTGCGCCCATCCAGACGCCGAACCGTCTTATCCGACGCAATCCAGAAAATCGTTTCGTTCGTTGCCGCCTCGGCCCGGACCCCGATCAAGCCAATATCGAGCGGCGTGTCCTGATAGCGCGAAATCGGGAAAACGCTATCGCCCGAATAATACCAGAACTCGACCGACCGCTTGCCGAACAAGATCAGATCACGGCCCACTCGGCGCGTCCTGACCAGCTTGTCCGGCGAGGTGTCCGCGCTGTCAAAGTCCAGCGCGTCATAGTTACCCAGCGGGTCATTTTGCGGCGAGATGAAAAACTGTTCCGTGTCGCTTTCGGTGTAAACGTAAAAGCCGTTCAAATACTCGACCGACGACGCATCCGGCGCATCCGGGTCGGTTTCCTCAGTGACGCTGGACCCGTTATAAACGTAGATCGCACCGCCCACGGTCACGACCACATTGGTCCCGTCAGACGCCATATCGACCACGCCCGCCGGAATGGCCCCTAGCGTCGTCACAGAGCCGTTAGAAGCAATCTCGACAAGGCTGGACGCATTAACCGCAAAGAGCCTGTCAGCGACCGACAAAAGCCCCCTTACGGCCCCGGTCGTAGCAAACGCGGAAAAGCCCGGCGTCCCATAAACCGGCGTCGGTTCGCGACCTTGCGGCGTTTGTTCCAGATACCCGTTAATCAGTCGTTCGGCACTAACCGCCGGGGATAGCGCCTCGCCGCTTTGCTTCCCAATCTGAAGCGGAACGCGCATCAGTAATAGGTCGCCCGCACCGATTCCCGGCGCTCGCTCGATTTAGCGGCGGCTATCATGGCCTCCGCGCCGGTCGCGTCATACGACTTGGCAAAAATGTTCATGGACCGCACCGAGGCAAGGTCACAAAAGGCACCGGCCACAGCGTCCGGGATGCTGTCTTCATCCCACCAGACCAAACCCTTATCCATCAGCCGGGCGCGCTCTTGATCGACGCGGCGACCCACGCGAGCGAAGTCCTCGGCGGCGGGTTCCGACACGGCGTCGATAACCCGCAGGTTTTCGAGAACCTGTCTGATAGCTTCGGCTCGGGTCATGGCGTCTTCCTGCAAAAGAAAGGGGCGGACCAGACTAGGCCCGCCCCAATCTCAACCGCCTTACGAAGCGGCGATACCAACCGTGTTACCGGCGGCAGTGGTGGCAAAATAGCCAGTCACAACGCCGTGGTCTTTCAGGTCGTCAGTGTCGCCCGCGCCGGTCCCGAACAGGATTTTGCGGACGCCATAGATGCCGTCAATGGCGACGCCATACTTGTCGCCATAGTCGAACTCTTCCGTCTTCGAGCGCCAACGCTTCGCGTAAGCAACCGCAACGGCTTGAGCTCCGAGCAGGTAAACCGGCGTGACCTCAGTGGTGCCAGAAGCGCCAAGGTTGAGATAAACCGGGATGTTGTCCTGCTCCTTGACGATGACGCCATTCCAGAAAATGTCGCCACCCTCGAAAAGCTTGGCGGCTTCCATCTGGACCGACGTATTCGCCAGCACCTCGTTATCGATGCTGTCCCGCAGGTTTTTGAACGCGGCAGGGTGGCAGAGCGCGACGTAGTAACGCTTGCCGTTGCCGGGGTCACGAACCGGACGGATTTTCGGATTTGCCGTCTTGGCCTTCAGAATCATCCCGTCCAGCGCGTTCGCGTTGAACAGGTCGTTCGTGGTGTCGAGAAGGGCCGCGTCAGCGGAGAAGTCAGTGAAACCACCGACGCCCGCACCGAAATAAACGCGGTCGGCGTTATCCACCAGCCACGCATCACGCTGGGCTTCAGTCGAGGCGGTGAACGAAATGTCACCGTTGATCGAGCCGAGGGCCTGAATAACGAGGTCGCGGGTGTCTTCCATCGCCCAATCCTTCAGCGTGGCGCGGCCAGCTTCACGAAGGGAGATAGCCGACTTTTGCTCGCTCATTTCAGCGATGCGGACGGCGTTGCGGCGCTTGTTGACGTAAATCCGCATGGAACGCGAACTCATGTCCTCTTCGTTGCCTTCCAGCGTCGAAGTGCCGGTGACCGCAGCGTTAGTCAGGCGGTTAACCAGCGCGATGGTGATGGAGTCGCCCTGCTTTTTGGTCAGGTCTTCCTTC